CCCCGCCAGAGCCGCTTGGTTGGCAAAGCCGCCCAGAGCCTGTGCCTCGCCTAGCCCCTGCTGACGAGCCGCCATATCAAGGCTAATGCCCTGTAGCGCGGCCTGCGTTCGGAGGTCGTTTTCCTGTTGTTGCTGCTCGGCAATGGCGGCGTTAAACGCCTCGCCACCACGCACCAAACCTTGATTCGCCAACTGCGTCTCAAGTTGCGCCCGTTGACGCTGCAATTGCGGGTCGAGGCGCGACATGATGGCCTGCTGCGCCGTCATACCAGCGCCAACCGGCATTGCGGCAAGTTGCGAGGTGTCCAACTGCCCTTGAAGGGTCGGGGCAGCGGGGCCACCCTGCGCCGTGCCAAACTGGCCTGCGCCGGTCTGCACGCCGCTAATGCCGCCCGTGTCCAAGCCCTGCAAGTTCAGCCCTTGAGGGCCACCCGCAGCCATGCCGTACTGACCGGCGGTAGGGCCGAAGTTAACCGGGAGCGACGACACATCAGAGCGTGCGCGGCCCTGCAACTCGGGGGCCGTCGGCAGGTTGCCATAACCGCCAAATTGGAACTGTTGTGCCGGAAGCCCCTGCGGGGTGAAATCCGTTCCGTAAACATTTTGCACGCGCCCGATGGCTGTTTCACCAAGGCCAGAAAGCGCACGCTCAACCCGCTGTTGCGCCTCAAGGGTCGCCTGTGCCTCGGGGGTCAGGTACTGCTCAATGTTGGGCGTGTCCAAGTCCACCATAGAGGTGAACATCTCTTCTGTTGGCTCTACATCGCCCATGTACTGATTGCTGCGATAGCCTTGGCCTGCTCTCGTAGCCGCCCCCGGCCCCATGCCAGAAGCATCGAAACGACCACCGCCCAACGGCATATCGCCGCCTTGCGTGTAATCCATGCCCTGCTGCTGCGCTCGGGTTGCAGCAGCCATACCCTTCTGTGCCGTGGGTTCGGTCGTAACGCCGAGGTCGGTTCCTACACTACCGGCTGTTAAAAGACGGCGCTGGTTGGCAGCCTCGGCTGCTAAAAGACTGCGCTCGTGTGCACCCCCGCCGCGTAATTGGTCGGGTGTAACTGCAACCGCTTCCCCCATGCCACCGCCCATCTGCACGCCACCGCCGCCCGTGGTGGGCATTGCAGCGCCGCCACCAACGCCAACGGTTGAGGGTGCGCCCTGCGGTGCGCCAGTAGCCTGCGCCTGACGCGCACGATATTGCGCCATTGCAGCATCGTATCCAGCCTTGTCAAACTGCTTGCGCCCGAAGGTCACACGCTGACCGCCAAGCGGGGTCTGGATGTTGGGGTTAGAGATTCGCGCAGTAAGGCGTGCCGCATCTAGGTTGGCTTGCCCCTGCTGCTGTGCCGCACCTGCGTAGTCAGGCGCTGGCGGTGGTGCCGGTGATTTTTTGCCCATAACGGTGTCCTAAATAACGACACGCCTCGCGTGTCATGGTCAGGAAAACAATATCACCGTCGGTGTCGGCGTTCTTTATTCGCGCTTCCTCGGTGAAACCCATTTTACGCACAAGCCTGATGGCTTTCGCGTTTTTACTGCCCACGGGGGCGATGATTTTGTCAACCCCGCAAACATTGAAAGGATAGTCAAACATGGCGGCAAGGTAAGCCGGGGTTAAGTGTTCCAACGCTATGTGGCAAACCACGCTACGCCCGTTCCAGTTCTCGTAAACCACGCCGCCGACAATGTTCTCTCCCTTACGCAGTCCGATGGCGTTAGAGCGTTCAGCGTGATACCCGCCGCCCGTCTGATTGCACACCCATTCGCCCACCTCGGGGCCGCTTGTTATATGCCAGCCCATCCGAGTTGATACACCACATCAGTTGAGGCCCATTGAATCGCTAACTTGTTGCTGCTGCTCTGAAACTGTACTGACCCGCAGTAGCCAACGCCGGTAACGCCCTGCCAGTTGTTCTGAATCTCAAGGTCGGAACCCCACACAGCCGTATCCCACAACGCGCTGTCCCACAGGGCAGTCAGCGGAGTAGAAAACGATATCGGGGCAACATTGTCTGAAATGTTGAAATCAACATTGATGCCGACCCGCACAGACGGGGTGCCGTTGCTAAAAATGCTAGGCCGTGCGCGTGTGAAAATCTTCTGTACGCCACGAGTCTCAAAGTAGTTAAAGGCTTGAAGAATCTTGCCGTTTATGTTGCTTGTGTCATCAATGTAGCCGGTGCTACCCGTTGTCCAAGCCTTTGCCACAAAAGTTGCAGCGCCAAAGTACGGAGTGTCGTCAAGAAGCCCAAAGTGAAAAGCATTCCAGTTTGTAAACCTGCACCACGCCTTCGTGATGTTGTTCATCACAAACTGCTCTTGTGCGCCTTCACGCACCGGGACATTGACGATTAGGGCGTTGTTCTTCGGGTTGTACAACATACACCACCCGAAATTGTCCCTATACGCCGCAGCAGCCGCCGCAAACGCACCCTGTATCTTGTCCGATAGCGCGATGTTGGGGTCAAGCCGCGAGGACTGAAGCGCCGAGGCCATCGGAATCAGCCCGTCAAGCGTCAGCACCAAAAGGTCGCCGCCGTACTTCATCAGGGAGCGGGTGCCGATAGGCGCACCCACAATCCACACGCCAATAAGCGCCCATGTGGACGCAGATGAGGGGTCTGTACCGCGATAGACGATTACCTCGCCCTTGTCGGTGACAAATACAAGGTTGTCATCCACGCCGTAACCAGCGTCAATTGTCCACGATGCCATCGACACTAGAACACCGCCCAGACGCGCAATGGATGACAGGTCGAGAACCTGTGCCGCGCCGCCAACGCTAGAGGTTGGCAGGTACCATGCCTTCAGCGTGTTTTTCTGGATAAACCATACGCGATTCTTAAAGAGCGTCGGAGAGTTAAGCGTAGTGGTCGTAACGCCCGTAATGGCAGGCGAGGATGAACCCGTGATGCTTGTCCAACTTGAGCCGTTGTAAAGATACGGCGTGTTGGTTCCGTTAGCGGCATACAAATAGTTGCCGCCTGCGGTCGTGACATTGGTGTATTCCCACTTGGAATTTGACAGGCCGCTGACCGCCGCCGCGCCAATAGCACCCGCAGATGTTGCGTTGTAGATTTTGCCGTCAGAGATAGCCCACAACTCATCCGCTGTGCCGCCGCTGTAGGTCATCAGGGTTTCTACATCGTCGGGAAACCCCGTAGCGTGCTTAACATAGCCGCCGCGCAAGACAACATTGGATACGCCGGGGAAGTAATTGTCCAACTGCACGGCATCCGTAGGTGCCATGTTGGCGAGAGAATCCCGAGCGTTCCAACCGCCCACGGGCGACGGCAGGCTTGCGACATTTGCCGCAGAGCGTTGAACAAGGCGGCGAGAAACAGCCATCAGTTCTCGTACCCGTAATTGCTGTCAGGGATGTTGTCGTAGCCGATAAGCACCGTACCGGGACGCGGGGCAAACGAGAGGTTGGCAGCGCCCGTATCTTGTGCAATAGCCGTCTCAAGTTCAGCGAGGTAGTCGCGGAAGATGGCGGTCGTATCGAAGCCCTTCGCCTCAAAATACTTGAGTTTGGTAGACAACACCATCACACGGTCGGGATAGATGCAGGTGTCGTTGTCTGCCGTCATCGAAGTCTTGGCGGCACCCGCAACGCTTTCTGCCCATGCGTTGCTGCGGTACTCAAAGCCGAGCAACTCGCCAGCGTTCATTCCCGGCCAAATCTGGAAGTATTTGCCAAGCAGACGGTAACGGATACGGGGGCCGGTCGAGATGTAACCCGAGAGCAGCCATTCCCATTGCTGGGCAGACTCGGGGCCGAGCATCTCCCAACGCTTGCTCTTATCCCAATGCGTGCGGTTGACGCTGCTGTAGTAGTCCGAGGGCAGGCCGTACTTGACCTTTTGGAACACCAGACCGCCGCCAACTTGCGCCTCTGTCGGCTCGTAGTTGATGGAGACAGCCGAGGGAGACAGCACGCCCGTCACATAGGTGGCATTGGGGATGCCAACGCCCTGCACCTGATAGGTCGAGTCGATGAGCGAGGTATCGGGGATGCCGGTAATGGTATATGCCGAGGTCGTCCATGTACCTGTGGTGCTAATGGCTTCGGTGTAGAAGGTGTACTGCTTGGTCAGTTCGCGCCAGTCAGCACGCCGCATCAACTCGTACCCCGAGGCGTTCATCAGGGCAAGAATCTGCACCACATCCTGATTGGGGTTACCCGCCACCGTAGACGGTATCGGTAAACCTAGTTCAGCGGTGACCTGCTGAACCAACGCCAACATGGTTGTGGTGCTCATTCGTTAACTCTCCGCAACGGGTTCCTTCTTCGGGCGACCAGCCTTGCGCGTCATCAACGCTGCCATCTGCGCCTGAAGTTCTGCCAGTTGTTTTTTGGTGTCGTCCAATTGGTTTTCGGTTTCCGAGCGATTCCGCTTTGCGAGAAACGCCTTTGCCTTCTCACGCAAACCGGGGCCACCCATGCCAATGCGCTGCAACTGCGAATCGGATGCGTTAGCAATCTGCTCTACGGTCTGGAACTTCAGGATGCGAAGTTCCTCAATGTGTCCACGGGTAATGTCGCCGTTGCCATCGGTAAACCAGACATCAAGCGAGGTGCCGATTGCGGGGGCATCCTGCTCGTTTTGCTTCATCTGGAAATAGAGATACTGACGCGGGAACCGTTTCTTGTGGTCTTCATTCATCGGCTGTTCGATGATGGTTGTCTTGTCGCCGGGAATGTTGATACGCACAAACGGCTTGCCGTCCCACTTCGGGTCTACATCCTTTGCGATGTAGAACTCGACTTGGAGTTGCTCGTCCGCGTTGAAAATGTCGCTATCTAGAGGCATCGTCGTTTACTCCTGTGGGGAGGTGAGGGAAGAAATCACAGGTTGTTGACCTGTGTGACAGTTGCAATGACTGATGGAGTCGCAGGCCAAACGCTTGTGGCGGTAGCCGCAAGAATTTTAACATCCGTATCGTCTGTTGCCCACATCAATTCTACATACTGGGCAGGGTCAAGTTGAACGATGTAGTTCCACGCTGCAACCGCTTTGGCAGAACTGCCCTGCAAGGTTACAACCGTAGTCGTGTTTGGCACATTGGTTCCGTTCTTACGAAGCCAAATGTAGATGTTTGCCGCGCTGCCAGAGGTTTTATCCAATTGCGCCGAGAATTGCACATTGTAGACACCTTGGAAGTCTGCAACGAGCCGCGAGGTAGGCGACCCGACAGACACCCCGTTGCTGCTGTCGGTGGTGTTAAACACCATGCCGTAGGCAACATCAATCGACGCAGCAACCTGCGTGGTGGTGTCGGAAAACGCCCCGTAATGCAGAAGGGGGACAGCGCGACCAAAACCTTGCAGTTCTTCCCACAGCGAGTTACTTACGGCAAAGAACATCCCCGAACAGTCGGGGTTAATCGTGCCAAAGCC